ATGATGTTAAGTACATATTGAAGGGAGACGCTCCTGTTGCAATTAGATCTAGACTTCTCAGGGGTAAGCCCAAGTACAAAGAGACTCCTTTCAACCCCTCATCCCGCGTCCAAATTGCCAACAACTTGATCAAGAAGTATGGATGGCAACCAGAAGAGTTCACAGGAGAGGGAAGACCTAAGGTTGATGAGTCTGTCCTTAGCCAACTCGAATATCCTGAAGCTAAGGTGCTAGTTAGATATTTGACAATTATCAAAAGGCTGGGGCAGCTTGCTGACGGACGGGAAGCGTGGCTGAGGGTGGAACAAGCTGGCCGGATCCACGGAAGGGTCAACCCCTGCGGAGCGGTCACCTCCCGCTGCACCCACAGCAGTCCAAACATTGCTCAGGTTCCACGGGTGGGAGCTTTGTGGGGAACCGAGTGTAGGGAGCTATTTGTTGCTCCTCCTGAACACGTTCTTGTTGGTGTAGATATGAAAGGACTAGAGCTTAGGTGTTTGGCCCACTACACTTACAAGTTTGACGGAGGCAAATACGTCAAAGAGATTCTTGAAGGCGACATCCACGAAGCCAACAGGATGGCGGCGGGGCTTGAGGATCGTAACGATGCTAAGACGTTTATATATGCTTTCCTTTATGGGGCTGGGGACGCAAAGCTCGGATCCATTGTTGATGGAGGACGGGTCGAAGGGTCTCGTATGAGACGCAAGTTCCTTAAGAAGATGCCAGCTATCGAGAGGCTACAGAGCGGCATTAAGCTGTCTCTTCAGAGCCGTGATTACCTTAGAGCTATTGATGGCCGACACCTGCGTATCAGGTCACAGCATTCGGCTTTAAATACCCTGCTACAATCGGCAGGTGCTATTGCAATGAAATTAGCTACTTGTATCCTTCACAGGAAACTCAAGTCTCACGGATGGGACAAGGATGTTCTACAAGTAGCTCATATTCATGATGAAATCCAACTTCAAGTACGCACGGAGATAGCGGAAGATGTCGGAAGGCTTGCAGTACAATCAATGTGTGAGGCCGGTGAGGAACTCAAGTTCCGATGCCCCCTCGACGGAGACTATAAAATCGGAAGAAACTGGGCAGAAACCCACTGATCTAGCTTATGTAGCTGGGATCTTGGATGGGGAGGGGTGCTTCAGGTGGAACAGCTCTCCCACCATTGGGGTAGATACTACCGCCAAGGAGACTGCCCAAGCTCTCTATGACATATGTGGAGGGGCCTGTTCTGTCTTAAAGAGGAAAACAAACTCAGGAAACGTTGTGTTTAGGTGGGCGATATACGGGTCCAACGCGGTAAAGCTGTGTCGGATCCTGCTCCCATATCTGACTGAGAAGCAGCCCCAAGCAAAAGTCTTGACTGCTCTGGTAAGATACCCGCCGAACTCCGCGATGAGAGAGTCACTGAAACAACGTCTTACCCGCCTTAAGAGGAAATAGATATGACTGATTTGACATACGTTCAATCTGATGAGATGATTAAAGAACTTCAATCTCGATTTGATGAGATGGTTTTCTTGGGCTGTGCGAAGAGGACAGAAGAAACTGAAGATATAACAGTGTGTTTTACTGGCTCATATCACTCCTGCGTAGGACTTATTGAGCTTGGCCGAATAGCTGTGCAAGCGGGGGGGACTCCTGATGACAACGATTCTGATTGACGGAGATATTGTTCTATACGAGATCTGTACTGGGTGTGAGCGAGCTACAGATTGGGGGGATGATATTTGGACATATCACTGTGACTTAAAAGAAGCCAAACAGAAATATGACTGTTGGATCGACCGGGTTAAAGAAGAAGTAGGAGCATCTAAAGTAATCATTGCCATGTCTGGCAGCGAGAACTGGAGGAAGGAAGTACTTCCTAGCTACAAGCTCCACCGAAAGAAGCATCGGAAACCGATGGCATTTAAGGCTCTTAAGGAGTATTCAAATGAAACGTATCGCACATTTCAGTTCCACAATTTGGAAGCGGATGACGTTCTGGGGTTGCTGGCTGGCGAACCGGGTATTGCGAAAATCGAAGGGGAGCGAGTAATTGTCACAATCGACAAAGATTTGAAAACAATACCGGGACTCCACTATAACCCTCGCAAGCCTTATGAAGGAGTGTGCGAAGTCAGTCAAGATCAAGCTGATTACAACCACTTATTTCAAACGCTTACGGGTGATCCCGTAGATGGTTATAGCGGATGTCCCGGTATCGGTCCTAGAAGGGCGGCCAGAGTCCTTGATTACCCCTGCTGGGGTGCGGTCTTAGAGGCTTTCGAGGGGGCTGGACTCTCCCCTGAAGAAGCTCTTGTGCAAGCCAGAGTAGCTAGAATTCTTAGATACGGCGAGTACAACACAGATACAAAAGAGGTAAACCTGTGGAATCCATGAATAGAGAAGATTTGCTTGCAATGCACGGGAAGCTCTGCCAAGAAGCTAGGGCTTTGATGGAGGCTAAGAACCACGACTACAGCGGAGGAAAGGACTCTAGTGACCCTTTCCTGAACTTCACAAGAGTCGAGAGGCTGGGGATTACGGATACCAAGACCGGGTTCATGGTTCGGATGACGGACAAGCTGTCTCGTCTGATTACCTTTGTCCACAACGGGTCATTCAAGACTAAGGATGAGGCTCTTAAAGACACTATTCTTGACCTGATTAACTACTGCATTTTATTGTATTCATATTCGGATTCAGAAAAGGGTGACTACAAGGGATGAAAACGAAACCATTCCCACTCATTCCAGAGAATCTTCTGGAAGCTATGAACGAGAAGTGGCCTGAGCGGTGTGCTGAATTGGATTGGGATATGGCTCAGATAATGTTTTATGCAGGACAGCGATCAGTTGTCCGGTATTTAAAAGAAGAATTTAAAGACCAGAGAGATAATAGTTTAGGGGGCAGCTAATATGTGCATGGCAAAGGGACCTCAGAGGCCTTCAAAAACCGTGAGGCCCGGTGGTTGGTCCCGTAACAGCTATTATGGCTATGACCCCGAACGTGAGGCTGATTATGCTTCCCGCCCAGACCTCGTTGCAATGGGTCGAGCAGGTATCTCAGGAGCGGCAATCGCACAGATTGGTGCGAACTGGTTTCAAGGAATGAAAGCGAGAGAGGAGGCGAGAGGGTATCAATTCGGCGGATTTGCCAATCAGAGGGACACTCCTCTTAGAGATACTGCTGGAAACATCATCACACCGAACGCTGCGGATGCTGCGGCAGCGGCTGGGTCTATGCCAGCATTTAGCACAGCTCCTGCTACTGCCCCCGTCAACCCCTTTGAAGGCTTGAATATCAACATTCCTGACCCTCCACCGCCTGCCAAGGCATATCAAGACCGATCTTCTCCTTCCTCAAAAAAGCAACGCCGAGCAAAGACTAGAAAGTCGAGTGCTAAGGGCAAAGCTGGATTGACTATTGAACGGATAAACTACTGATGGCATACGGAACTGGAAGCATCGCAAGCGAATACTCAAAGTGTGAGACCCAGAGGTCTCCCTACCTTGAAAGAGGAAGAGAAGCGTCTCGTATCACGGTTCCCACTATCATGCCGGATGACGGCCACAGTGCTTCCCGTAAATTCCCAACCCCCTATCAATCCACAGGCGCACGAGGAGTCAATAACCTTGCTTCAGCCCTGCTGCTGTCCTTGTTGCCGCCCAACGCTCCCTTCTTCCGTCTAGTAATAGATGAAGAAGAGAAACGCAAGATGGATCAACTAGATCCCTCTATTCTTACAGAGGTTGAAAAGTCACTGGCAGAAATTGAAAGATCCGTGGCACGGGAGATTGAACTGAATAGCATCCGCGTGGGGACCTTTGAGGCCCTGCGGCATCTCGTCGTGACCGGAAATGCTCTCCTATATCTGCCTGATAAAGGTCCCATGCGGGTTATTCACCTTGATCGCTATGTAATCAAACGCGATCCAATGGGTAATGCCCGAATGATCATTCTGAAAGAAACGGTATCTCCTGAGATGCTGCCAGAGGATCTGAAAAAATATGCTCAACACAAGTCAGGAGATCCTTCTCAGACTTGCGATATCTATACCGCTCAGACAATGAAAGAAGACGGTAAGGTTGAGGTTGTTCAAGAGATATATGGGAATATAATCGAAGAGACCAGAGCCACTTATTCAAAAGACCAGTCTCCATTCATTGCTCTCAGAATGCTGAGGGTAGACGGAGAGTCTTATGGTCGTGGATATGTAGAGCAGTATCTGGGAGACCTCGTCAGTCTTGAGGGACTGACTAAAGCTATTGTGGAGGGTGCTGCGGCGTCTTCCAAAGTGTTGTTCTTGGTCAACCCAAATGGGACCACTAGAGCAAAGACTCTTGCAGAAAGCCCTAATGGGGCAATTAGAGAGGGAAGTGCCGCCGATGTTAGTGTACTACAAACTCAGAAGGCCCAAGATTTCTCTGTGTCTCTCAGCGCGATGCAGCAAATTGGGGAGCGTCTTTCGTATGCGTTCCTCCTCACCGAGTCAACTATTCGTAATGCGGATCGAGTCACAGCCGAAGAAGTAAGGCTGGTTACTCAATCTATTGAGCGGCAGCTTGGCGGTATTTACTCCGTGCTTAGTCAGGAGTTCCAGCTCCCTCTGGTAAATCGAATAATGCAACGAATGGAGAAGCAGAAGAAGCTGCCTAAGATCCCTAAGGATAAGGTGACTCCTGCTATTGTTACTGGTATTGAAGCTCTTGGACGAGGCAACGATCTCAACCGTCTGGATATCTACCTTCAAGGTATTGCTCAGATGCTTGGACCGGAGGGCCTGTCTCAGTACGTCAATATGAGTGAATACATGTCCCGAAGAGCGTCTGCCCTTGGTATTGATACTGACGGCCTTATACGCTCCGAGGAAGAAGTGGCTGGTATGATGCAGCAACAACAGCAAGCAGAGGCCATGAAGGTCGCTACCCAGTCACTGGGTCCTAATGCTGTTAATGCAATGGCACAACAAGCCCAGATGGAGTAGCTAAATGGCTGATTATCAAAAAGTTGAAGTAGTTAAAGACCAACCAACGGAAGCATTTTCCGAGGAGGACTTGGCGAACCTTGAACAATCGGAAGAAACTCAACAGATCGAAGAGCCGGTTCAGGAACGACCCGAGTGGTTGCCTGAGAAATTCAATAGTGCAGAAGATTTTGCACAAGCCTATTCCGAATTGGAATCTGCCTACACGCAATCCCGACAGGGTGACAAGAGCGGAGAAGAAGGCGTTGAAGAGGTTAATGATGTTTCTGGCCCAATTTCAACCGAGTCTTTGAATGAGTTTTCCACCGAGTTCTTTGAAACAGGCGACGTTTCTGAGGAATCCCGCAAAGCTATTGTTGATATGGGGATTCCCCGCGAATATGTAGACGCTTATATCTCAGGTCAACAAGCTGTTCTTAAGAATCACTTTGACGGCATCTACAGTGAAGTAGGTGGAGAAGAGTCATATAACGAAATGACTAGCTGGGCTGCTGAAAACCTACCTGAGGGTGAGCAGCAAGCATTTAATAACGCTGTATCTAAAGGCAATCCTGACGAAATGATGTTTGCTATCCGCAGCCTCCACAGTCGTTGGACGGCTGCTGGAAATGCTCCTAGAGATCTGCTTCAAGGTAACACCAGTTCTGAGTTCTCGGGAAGCGGCTTCCGCTCCCTTGCAGAGTTGACAGAAGCCATGAAAGATCCACGGTATGCGAAAGACGCAGCGTATCGTCAAGATATTGAAACGCGATTGAATAACTCCAACATCCTGTGAGGGGCATCATGCGAGAGTGGATTAGCGAAAACAAAAACGGCTTGATGATCGGCGGCATTACAGCAGCTCTTGCTGTGGGCCTTCTACTCGCCTCTGGATGCTCTCTAGGGGACATGGTGAAGGTGGATGTGCCTACAGGTGTCCGCCAGTCTCTTGCAGTCCCCTCTCAGATCAGCCTAAATGAATCGGTATATACTTGGGATTCGTGGGTCCACTATGTGGAATCTAATACCGCTCAATTCCAAGCCAGCATTGACGAATCTAATTTCATCTGGGGAATGCTTTCCTCAGCTGTCAATGTTGGAGCAGAATCGGCCCAAGGACCCCTGTCGGCTTTGCCCGGCGGGGCCTTCCTTCTTACAGGACTCAGTCTTGTTACAGGGCTGTTCTTGAACAAGCCGGGAGCTGCTAAGGCTCTGGCTAAAGAGAAGGAAAAATCGTACAACGCTGGTATGGATGCGGCTGTTAAAGTCAGCAACACAACCACTACAAGTACGAGTTAAATGATTGTTATCCCATCCTCTTAGGGAGGAGTGTGGGATTTGGTGACGTTAAGAATCAATAGATTCTTGGCCCTCTGCTGAGGACAACCTTGAAGTCTGAGCTTCTAACCGTCCCGACTTTGTATCCCTAGTAAATCAAAGTCAGAATACGGAGAAACCAAAATGGCTTATGATCCTATTAGTCCATCACGTCTTGGACAAGTAAACCTTGCCAACGATGTTGATGCTCTCTTTTTGAAGGTTTTCTCAGGCGAGGTTCTTACCACGTTTGAAGAGAACAACGTAATGCTTCCACTTAGTCGTGTTCGCACGATCACCAGTGGTAAGACCGCACAGTTCCCAGTAACTGGCGTAGCAGCAGCTAAGTATCACACTCCCGGCGAGTCTCTGTTTGGTTCAGAGGATGACGGTGGTGGTAACGATAAGTATCTGTCCAACGTCAAGCACAACGAGCGAACTATCTCGATTGACGGTGTCTTGACCTCCTCAGCATTCCTTGCTGATATTGATGAGGCCAAGAACCACTACGAGGTTCGCAGCATTTACAGCACTGAAATCGGGCGACAGTTGGCCTACACGGCTGACAAGAACCTGATCCACACAGTGATTGCAGGTGCGCGTGCTACTACTGGTCGATTTGGTGGTACTCTTGCTGGCGGCGATGACACCTATGGTGGTGCAGTCATCAACATGGGTGACAACACAAATGGTGCTGCTAACGAGATCCAAATTACTGCTAATAATGTGACAACCAACGGAGCAGCCCCGTCAGATTCTACTGGCGATAGCCTGCTTCAGGCTCTGTTCATGGCGGCAGAACTGTTTGATTCCAAGAATGTCCCTAGTGAGGGCCGTTACTGTCTTCTCCCACCTGCTCAGTATTACAAACTGATCAAGGAGAATACGGACGCAATCAACCGTGATTACGGTAATGAGGGCAACGGTTCGACAGCAATGGGTAACATTGTCTCTGTTGCTGGTGTTCGCATTCTGAAGAGCAACCATGTTCCTTCAGGAGTTGACCTCCGAAGCACGATTCACGATGATGCAGGCATCAACAACAATGTCTTTGGCGGAACTGACGGCTACTCAGCCGACTTCGCTGATACTTGCGGCATTGTCTTCCAGACCGAAGGTGTCGGTACTGTTAAGTTGATGGATCTCTCAATGGAGTCCGAGTACTTCATGGAGCGATTGGGAACCATGCTCATGGCTAAGTACGCTATGGGTCACGGCGTCCTCCGCGAAGAGGCTTGCTGTGAGATCATCCTTGACGCAGGTTGATGGATGAGTTTGATAACACTTGATCTCCCTCTGAGATTTGTGTTATACTGAGCGAGTTGAGTCTCCCAGTGTCGGGGGCGGTCCTTAAACTCTAAGGGCCGTCCCCTTTTTCTTTAGGAGTAAAGAACAATGGCAGGAACAAGAACAAACGAGTTGGAGGCTGTCAACACCATGTTGTCGGCTGTCGGAGAGCCTCCTATTACATCTCTTGAAGAGCAAAAAAATGCTGATGCTGCTATTGCAAATAACATCCTGACTGAGGTAAGCAGAGAAGTGCAGACTATGGGTTGGCACTTCAATACTCAGCTGGATGTCAAATTTACTCCTGATTCGACAACTAAAGAAATCACGTTGCCGGAAAGTATTGTCAGGATTGATATCAGACCTACAACACTGACTGGCAGCACAGACAGCCGAGATGTCACCCAGCGTGGCGACAGGCTGTTTAACAAGACCGACAACACTTATGAGTTCACTAAGGAAGTGAAAGCCTGTGTCATCTATGTATTGGACTGGAGCGAGCTTCCAGAGCCTGTACGTCGCTATGTGACGATCAAGGCCGCTAGGGTGTTCCAAGACCGTATGGTTGGCTCAGAGAAGCACCACGCATTCTCTCGTGAGGACGAGGTCCGTGCATTTGCTCTGCTTAAAGAGTTCCAGATGGACACCGCAGATGCTTCAATTTTCCAGAACTATGATGTTTACCGAATTGTCAACAGAACTGATTCTCTGGGCACAGGGAGGCTTTACTGATGCCGCTGATTACTACCACCATGCCTAGCTTGACTGGTGGGGTTTCTCAGCAGCCATCTTCCCAAAGGTTGATAAATCAATGTGAGGCTCAGGAGAATGCTGTCCCACTTCTTATTGGCGGGCTGATTAAGAGACCACCAACAGAGCATGTGGCTGAGATTAAATCAGGGACCAACTCTGTTAATCTAAGCAGCTCTTTTAGTCACATTGTTACTAGAGACACCGAAGAAGAGTTCATGGTGTTCTTGGACGGCTCTGGGTCTGTAAACATTGTGGATACTACGGGCCAGAATAAGACAGTGTTTCTGGATGTAGACGACAGTACATACCTACAGAGCAGCACTCCCCAGTCTTCCTTTAAAGCTGTCTCGATTGCTGATGTCACCTTTCTAGTAAACACTGACGTTGATGTGGCGATGGACACCACCAAGTCTGTCTACAGCCGTGGGGCAACAGCTGCAAAGCATGAGGCTCTCCTTTGGATTAAAACTGCTGGGTACGGCACTGAGTTTAAAGTTTATTCAGGATCTGATACGCCCATCGCTAGTGTTACAGGGACAAGTACGGCTTCTAATCCTCAGCCCGGCAGCAACGATATAGCTAGACTTCTAGTAGATGAGGACGACGACGCGCCGACCGGCACGACCGCATCAGAGTTTGCTACAGGCACTTATAACGCTACTAATAAAGGCAGTGTGGTTCATATTGAGCGAGACGATGCGGCTGCTTTTGAGATGACTGTAGAAGACTCCTTGGGAGATGCGGCTCACTCTCTTATTAAGAGCAACTCTGATGGGATCATGGTTACTACTAGCTTTGCAGAGCTTCCGGGCATTGCAATGAAAGACATGATCGTCAAAATTGAAGGCGATCCGGATAAGGCCATAGATGATTACTATGTGAAGTTTGTTCCGAATGATGGAACTTCCACCACACTTGCTAATGGTCTGTGGGAGGAAACTGTTGCTCCTAATATGGAGTATAAGTACAACTACAACACTCTTCCCCATCTTCTAATTAGACAGTCTGACGGCACGTTTCTGGTTAAACGGGCGAACGGCGGAACATCCCCAGCGTCTTCAGATTCAGCAGCGGCCTCAACTGTTATGGACTTTAAGTCTCGTGCTGCTTCTTGGAGTATGCACACATATAAGTATCACAGCGGGACTAACTTTGCTGACGCTCTGGCAGTCACTTTAAAGTCTACCGATGGAACCGAAAAAACATATGCCTTTACAAACTACAACAGGGACGGAGACAGTGTCACAACTGGAGAGTTGGATACTGAGGACACCTTAGGAGGCAACAGTAGCGGCGACAAAGTTCTAGTTAGATGCATGGCGTCTCCTGCAAATCAGGCTGAACAGTTTGCCTATGCTGTAAATTCCGCTAACGGGCATCAAGGGAAAATTTCAGCTGTTTGTGATGGGACTAAAGTAACTCTTACTCAAGTCGTCTCAGGTGACGCTGGCAACACTGAGATTGTTTACACAGACATGTTAAGCCCTGACCGTAATAACTACTACTGGCATCCTCCAACCGAAACGTCGTACTACAGTTTCTATGGTGATACGGCTGCAAACAAAGAAAACTATGACTATAGAAGAGACTATAGGTGGTCACACGACTATGACCAGTACATCTATGTCTACGCCCCTATTTATGGCAACGCTCTAGGAACTGTGTTTACAACCTCATCTGCTAATTCAGTAGGTTGGAGCTATGATGAAGGAGGCAGTACTGGCGCAGTAGTAAACTATTACAAACATGGTTATCTAGACCCAGACACTGTAGATGCTGACAGGCTTTCTGATTACGTCATACACCATTCTGAAAGCTCTAGTAGCAGTGGTGAATTGTTTAGGCCGGTAAGCGAATTCGGCAGAGGCCAGTGGACTACAACGGTTGGCGAGGGGTTTTTAAACATCTTAAAATCCACTCCTTCAGGGTTTACAGGCGGCATTTCTCCTGAAGAAGACGGATCGCCTGACTACATTCCCGCAGGGGCGGATTACACCGGATTCAAATGGCAAGAGCGAGCATCTGGAGATGACGAAACTAACCCGCTTCCTTCTTTTGTTTCTAAGAAAATCAATGACATTTCTTTCTTCAAGAATCGACTTGTAGTTCTCGCTGGAGAGAACTCAATCATGAGCGAAGTAGGAGGGTATTTCAACTTCTTCCGAAACACTGTGACTTCTCTCCTAGATACCGAAGTAATTGATGTAGGCGTTGGAGGAACGGAAGTAAACGAGCTGTTTCAAGCAGTACCCTTTAGTGACCGTTTGATCTTGTTCTCTACAAGGACGCAGTTTGCTCTTCAAGGAGAGACGATCCTGTCTCCTGCTACAGCTTCCATATCTCAGGTCACTAACTTTGATGTGGACACCAATGTTGATCCATTCACTGTAGGCCCTTCTCTTTTCTTTGCGTTCAATAGAGGCACATACAGCGGCCTCAGAGAGTTCTATAGAACAGGCGACTCTGATATTCAATTTGATGCTGTTGAGTCTTCTGCACAGGTTCCTCGCTATGTGAAGGGACCCATTAAGAAGATCAGTGCTTCTTCCCACGAAGATATCGTAGTCGTGATGGGAAGCGAGACGGACACCATGTACGTCTATAAATACTTCAAATCTGCTGAGGGAAGTCTACAATCAGCGTGGTGTAAGTTTGTATTTAATAATGCTGAACTTGTTGATATGAGATTCATCAAACAGGCGTTATATATAGTTCTTGTTAGAGATGGGAAGACGTATCTAGAAAAAATGAACCTTCAAACAGGGCTTCTAGATGCTGGAAAAGACTTTGTCACCCACCTAGACAGGCGTACAGAAGTAACAACATCAGACAGTCCGGGGTTTACTATTACGCTTCCTTCAGATTATCTGATCGCTGACGGGGACACAATGCAGGTTGTGGACGACGACGGGGAGTTGATGACTGTTGACTCATACACTGTAGGAACAAATACCATCACACTTAAAGAAGAGATGGACTCCTATAAGAAGTATTACATTGGTATTCCTTACACAATGCGATATGAAATCAGTAAGCCCGTTCTTAAACGACCTAAGCAAGGCGGAGGCTGGGAGATTATTGCGGTAGGACGCCACCAAATCCGCTATGTAACAGTGGTTTATGATGACACTGCGTGCTTTGTGGTTCGGGTGACTCCTGAAATTGGAGGCAGCGATGGCACTCCTATTGAATATGATTTCAGTGGGAATTTCCTGTCTGCTGGGAACCTTCTAGGATCTCGTCCGAACGAAACAGGAGATTTTAGATTTCCAGTGTTTGCAGAATCTGACTCTGTTAAGATTGAGATCCTGAATGACACGCCGTTGCCGAGTAGCCTACAAGCCGTCACATTTGAAGCCAGCTATAGTTCAAGATCCACAGCATCTAATCTATGATTTGTAATGTAATTGAATCTAAAGAAGACCACATTCCTCACGTTGCTAACAATATGAGGGAGGCGGATCTAGATGAGTTAGCCGCAACAGGCACTAGAGATCCCCACAAAGCTCTGACAACAGGCTTTGAGATGTCTAAGCCAAGCTGCTACACGTTTGTAATGGATGACCTTCCTGTGAGCATGTTTGGCGTAGCCCCTCTTGAGGGACATCCTGCTTGGGGGTCGATATGGATGCTAGGGACTGATGACGTAACTGATAAATGCTCTTTCCACTTTCTAAGATGGAGCAAACGATTCTTACCAAACCTTTTGGAGCCTTATGACATGGTGTGCAACATCGTAGATGCCCGAAACACTGTCCACATTAAGTGGATTCAGTGGCTGGGCTTCAAGTTTCTAAGGCCAATTACGTTTGGCCCAGAGAACAGAACATTCTGGGAATTTGCGGAGGTGAACCATGTGTAGTATTGCCGCAGCAGGACTTGCTGCAAGTATTGTTGGAACTGGTGCTTCTATTGGCATGGGCGTAGCCAGTGCGGGAGCGCAGGCAGATGCCGCTCAAGCTCAATACGAAAGTCAAGTAGCCCGAGCGGAGCAAGAACGACGTCAGTTAGAGCTACAACAGGCATACTACGACTCTTTGGGAATCCACAGAGCAACCGTATACGCTCAAGATGTTGCGTATCGGTCGCAGATGGAGCAGTGGCAGAACGAACAGTTTGCTGCTTTGGTGGGGTCGGCACAGGAAGATGCTCAAGACCAGTTCGCTGCGGTTCATCAGCAGATGGATACTAGGTATATGCAGGCTATGGACACTCTGGCAAATGCAGATCGAGAAGCAGCCAGTAACGCTTCGTTTGTCGCTGCCTCAGCAGCAGAAACAGGAACTGTAGGTAACTCTGTCCGACTGGCACAGCAGTCACACCATTTGAAGTCAGCAAGAGTTGCAGAGATCGAATACGCCAACCTTAAGAGTGCGACTCTCCAAGGCGAGCGTAGAATGAAGGGCATCCAAGCACAGATGCAGAACATGATCAATCAAGCCTATCCGACACCGTTGGCTCCTATTCAGCTTCCTGAACCAGTGCCATATGTGCTGTCTGAGGTAGCGATGCCGAACGCTCCAAGTATGGCTCCTTATTATCTTCAAATGGGTTCAGCGGTTGCTGGAGGACTGACGGCTCTTGGAGGAATCGGGTTGGAGGCTTATCAAGCTGGCCTCTTCAATACAACACCTACTACACCCACCCCACCTTGGTGGTATATACCGGGACAATAAACAATGGCTAAAAGACCACAACGACCGCCAAACGAAGTAGCGGGGGGAACCCGTGCTTCTCGGGAGAATCCTTACACTCCCGTCAACACTACCGTTGTTCCGGGCAATCAAGGCAGACCTGCAATGGAAGCGTATCCAGTTGCTCCTATTCCTCCTACGGGAGACATGCAGATTCTCCAGACTCAGACCAATAACGCCATTAGAGCGGCCCAAGCGGCTGAACTAGACGCCAACAGGATGGCAAGCGCGTTTTCTGGGCTGTCTCAAACTGCAATGGGGGTTGCCAACCTCGGCGTTCAGGCAATGGACACCTTTGCGAAAGCGGATCGGGGAGTCCTTCCTTGGCAGGTTGAAGAACGCGAGAAGATGGTCGCAGACCTCGCAATTGCCAACATGTCTTGGGCGGAGATGGTGGAAAAGGGGATGATCCCTGAGACTCTGTCTCCGAACCAGACCAGAGCGTACATGACATACGAGGCGGGCCGTAGAGACAGCGACTTTACTACAAGAGTCAACAGCGAAATGGAGATGATGCTGTTAGATGAGTCGAACCACAATATGGACGGCTTCATGTCTTCCCTGCACAAGATGTGGTCTGAGTACATGGATGTTCCCGTGGGCGGGGATGAAGTCTCTTTCCAACAGGAAATGGGCAAAGTCTGGGCTAAAAGATCGTTTGAATTTGGCACCCGCCACAGCTCTTGGATGCAGGGTAATTCTAAGAAGCAATTCACCGATGGAATTAGAGCTGGCCTTATTACTGACTTCATCCAAGCTGAAGGGGCTATGGAGCCTCTTCATAACGTGCCTACTGGAGAGTTCCAAGTCTGGAAGAATCCTTCTAACGGTGAGGAGCAGTCGGTCCAAGGAATGAGAAAAGAAACTCCTGAGGAGACTCAAGAGCGTGTTATCCAGCACGTTCTAGGTTCTGTGGGAGCGACCATTCAAGAACGCTGGGGGAAACTCCACAGTTACAAGACGATGCACGATGAGATTGGGAAAGCTCTTATTGACATCGCAGTAAAGCACCCAAAATACACAGGGCTGGCTTTAAGCGTTCTGGACCGTCTTAAAGTGGGACCTGAAGGGTCTGAATTAAACATTGCAAACCGGGATGCTATTGTTGCTTATAGATCTGAAAAACAACCACAACTAGACCGGAACACAAAAGACCAGAACGCTCTTACTGCCCTACAGTTGTTTGGTGCGCAAGTGGATGTCATTAGAACGGGGTTAGATAGTAGTATCCAAGGGTTTTCAGTTAAGGCTATGAACGCTGGTGAGTTGTTTACTTATGAGAAGTTGTTTGAAGCTGTAGACGAATCTGGTGTCCCTCAAATCCACCAGTTTGGTGTAGAACTTGCAAGGATGGTCAGCGAACAAACTGGAGTGCCTGTTGAGTTTGACCCAAGCAAAATGCATTCAGAAGAGGTAATGGTGTTTAGGTCTTTAGACCCTCGCCATACCGGCATTGTGGTTGAAGAAATCAAAGTAAAAGAGGCTTATGAAAGGTTTCAATACGACGCTACTAGAAACTACAGAAACTTTCAAGTGACTATGGGAGTTGATCCTACTAAAGCGTGGGCTAGAGCTGTTTCTCAATATGGATATGAAGGCGATGTTGTAGCTAAAGACGTTGTTGCGGCTGCACGAGGACTAAGTAAAGAGGTACTAGATGGGGAAAGACTAAAGTACTCTGCATCCGATGACCCTAAGAAAGACTCTGAACTCCCCTCTGTTGAAAGATTTGAGGAGTCTTACCTGCATTGGAGAGCTTTAAATCAAATCAACCCCTCTCTTAACGATAAACTCTGGGGAAGCATGGGGAATAACCTCAGCGTTAATAACATCATGAGTTGTTATGATGCCCTGAGAACTGGAAAACTAGGGACAATGGACCCCGGAAGTGCATATGAAGCTGTTGCACGGTTTAAAGACTTTCTATCTGTTCCTGAAAATAGAAATCATCTAAGCGACTGGACCGCGCCTATGATAAAAGTGGCGGGCGAGCAGATGGCAGTAAAGCCTCACCTAAGGCCGAGGATGGGTGAGATACTTCAGCTTTCGAGGATGATGTATGGACTGGGTTTGTCTGGTGCAAGTGGAGGTAGTCTAAAGGATACGCACATCGTTGCAGCAGCAATTACGATTATTGAAGACCGCACTAAGTTTGTCGGCGGAACAATGTTCAAAATTGAAGATGTGGGTTACGCAAGTGCTGAGGCTCTGGTCCCACAGTTACAACATGTGTTTGGAGAGAAATATGCCAGCTCTCTTAGTCACGCATTGATATCTGGGTATCGTCCTGAAGGTCTTACTGAAGAAGAAAATAGATGGCTTACTTACCGTCTCCAACCTGAGCTAGGTGAGGTGGTATTTAAACCAGCCGCCGGGGGGAAGCTGTGGAATGCTTATCTAATGTATGAGGGCGGCGGGGGAGTTCAACTAACCCCAAGGCCCCTCTCGCTCGGTGAGTGGCAGACGTTTAAATATGATTTTGACAGTAGGCCAAAACCTCTGGGATCGGACAAATACGGTAGGCCTGTGTGGAAAGAAGGCATGGTTGATCCGAGGATCGCAAGAGATGCAGCTGTTGAGGAATTGTTGCGGATGGGAGAACCCCAGCGGGCCAATACCATTTTACAGCAGTACCCGAACGTGAACCGCAAACCCGGCGACTTGACCCCTCAACCTTAGGAATCTTAAATGGTTTATTACCCTCCAAACTACCAACCTGAAGAGCCGAATCCTGAACCTGAGATGACGCCTGAACCTGCGATGATGGCAGCGCAGCTAGATCTTATTCCGTCAACCTCGTTTATTGATATTGATCTGTCTACCTTTGATTCTCAAAGAGACCTAGATCGAGTTTGGAGACCGGATTCGTACATTCGTGACCTCGGTTTCTTTGGAAAACTTGGACAAGCCTTTACATACGATACAGACACAGGTGAGGCTATTCGGGACTACATGCTGAGTCCTGACTTTGTCACCGATAAAGAGTTTGTAGCAACTCCTGAGATACTGGAGCAAGTAGCTTACGGTCTAACCGAAGAGACTAAGCAGCGGATTGGCGACATTGCTGTGTCGTATGCTCACCTACTGCATGAAGCAGATGATGCTAGAAGGATGCAGAAGTATCGAGAAGAGCTGTTCAAAGGAGGCATTCTTGATAAAGCTGGCGGCGTCCTCGCTACGATTATTGGCTCGGGATCTGAAGCTGTGGCTCTAACTGCTTTAGCCTCGACTGCTGGAATGTTTGCTGGTGGCCCTATTGGCGCGGCGGCAGCGGCGGCGGCCACAACGAGCATGAAAGCGAGAAGGATTAAAGCCACTCTTAGTGCAATCGGTATGGGATGGTCTTACGGAAGAAAAGCAAGAGGAGCGGCGACAGCTGCTGCAACCGCTCTAGCTGTTGATGTTCCTCTTGAGATGGCTAGGTATGGCATGGATAAGACTCTCAGGCCCCGAGATGTCTTCTTTGCTCTAGCTGCCTCAGGAACGCTATCGGCGGGTTTAGGTGCTTGGAAGCCGAACATGTTCTTGCGGCAGTTTGATGACGCAGTACGCCAAGCGATGACTGAAGAGTCTATTGAATTCTTGGAAGCTACTGCACGAACAGATGCGGCAGCGTTTCTAAGGTTGAAACCCGCTGAGTCTAATTTGGTTGATCCAAGATCTTTGGATGAAGTCACTGAGAGAACTCAGGTGCTTAGGGAACTGGAGCAAGCTAGAGACGCTCTTGAAGCGGCTCCGGGCCAGTACGGGCTGCCCGGTCGAGTAGTAGGTGTTGAACAGCAAGACATGGGTAGGTGGACTGACGAGCTTACCAAGGTAAATAAAAGAATTGAAAGAGCAGAAGAGGCTCTTCAACAGGCGGTCCACAAATCTACTCCTGTACGAGAACTTAGTCAGAGGGCTTTGGAATCTGAAGCCCGCAGGTTGGGCGTTCAGTTTGCCAAGTCAGATACCTTTGCATTGGGAGCTTCGCCTTCTAAGAACAGAGCTAGACTTCGGCAGCAGGTTGAAGAAGCTCGACAACGGTCTGTCGAAGGTGAGATGGCCCGCAAGCAAGGCATCAGGAATGTCGAGGGTATTGAAGACACCGCAATTCTCCGCACAATGGCTGAAGACCTTGGAGTAACTGTAACTCCCGGCATGAGGAATTCAGTTAGTAAGTTGAAGGAGGCCATTGTCGATGCGGGAGTAAAAGCCCAGAAGAAAAAGGCTTTTACCAAGATTAAGAAGTTCACGACCTCAGGAAAGAACGTCCTTCGGAAGGTATCTGCAAGAGGAACCAAGTTGAACTTTGATTCAGCTCTTAGCCATGCGTTATATCGAGTGTCTGGTAGAAACTTTAACGGTCGGGATGAAGTAATAGCTGCGCTTAAAGAATATGGAATTGATAATCCTGAAGAACTTGGCAAAGCCCTTAGGCAGGCTGTAGACGACAAAGTCAAGGGATATAAGAGAAAGCCAAAGAGTGTTCGAGTAGATTCAGAGAAACTTCTGGGTCGTAAGATTGCCGGTAGAGAAGACGTAGCATTTGATATGCGGCTAGACGTTGATATTCTTTCCGAATACGGTCTGGCTAGGCGTATTGAAGAAGGATCCAAGCTCGATGAGTCTCTTAAGGCTATCCGCAAGGCTGATGCGGAAGCTGTAGAGCGGAGATTGTCGAGGACTGTTAGAGACGCTACACGGCAAGGAGAAGACCTTTCCCATCCTGTTACTGACGAGCCTGATTTGGCTATTGTCGTTGACGGCGTTGAAACAGGACGAGGTCCCCACATCGACGGTGTTCGTGATGTATCTGTAGACGACCACAGAGCACTCGTGGATGAGCTCTATGAAGAAGGTGGTAGAACTGCTGAGAACGCTACAGGGGCCGAGAGGGCGGCTAGACACGCTGAGGGCGCAAGCAAAGAAACTCCGTTTTGGTTGGGAGGCCGAGTAACTCATTGGTTGAATAACCAACTCACGCCTGCTGCCGTCAGACTCGCTAAACAGCCTGCTAAGTTGGTTCAAGACTTTGCTCACGGCTTCTTAGAGTTTTCCCGTGGTGGAGGTCGGAACGTCCACGCACTTGTTAAAGACAATGTGCATAGGAATATGATTCAACTTAGCACAGGTCTAACTGCTGCCCGGCGGGAAGCCGCTAAACACGGTTTTAAATTTGACGAGCAATCAGTGGTTCGAGCATATACAAACCCACAACGGTCTGGGCTTAGTCGAGCAGAGCAGCTAGGAGTTGAGGCTCTAGAGAAGTTCCACAAAACTATGGAAGCCTATGCGACTAAGCACGGACTCCTAAAGAACCCGCTGCCAGACTCTGGACACTATTTTCACCGAGTCTGGTCGCCAACTTCTTTTACTAGGCATAACAACGACGACATGATCGAGTTCTTTACAGAAGCCATCCTTTCAGGGCAGCGGAAATTTAGAACAGACGGCGTTGAACGGTTTTCTCTTAATGAGTCTGGAGCGAGAGCCGCGGCTAAACGTATTGTCCAATATGGCACTGATCCGCAGGCTTATGTAAGTCATAAAAGAAGTAGACAGTTTCTTGGCGAAGTCCGAGAAGACTTGGAAAAAGAAATTAGTAAAGGCAATCTTGAATTAAATGATGACGAAATCGAAGCCATCCTTGACTGCATTACATCTAAGGTAGGTACTGAACCTCATCAGGGATTTGCTAAACATAGAATCTTGTTGGACGAAAACTATGTAGGAACATCCGGTGCTATGAAAGATGTTCATATTGATGAGTTCATGAACCGAGATATCGAAGGTCTTTGCGCTCAGTATTGCCACAGGTTGGTAGGAGCAGTAGAGACCCGTAAGGGAATGGAAGCCGTCTTTGGCCGTCCAGACATTACGTTTGAAGAGGCTATTTCTAATCTGAAAGATGCGGCTAGAGAAGCGGACCCGAGCATCTCTGCTAAAGAACTTGATTTTATTGAAAATACAGCTCTAGCGACATTCCGAAGAGCCACCGGCCAACCCCTTTGGGAAGCCGGAGAAACTGCTGTTAGATGGGCTATGGCAATGCAAGCGTTTGCCCAAGGAACAATGGGACAAATGCTAGGCATTGCCCAGCTTGCTGAAGTTGCGTCCGTGTTGATGCGATCCAGCCTGACTGCCGCATCCCAGTCGTTTAATTTGAAAGCTATTCCTGAGACGTTCTTGATGGGCCTTAGGAAAGAAAAAAGACTCAGAGGATCTGATGGCCGTCTTACCGACAAAGTGGCCGCAGAGCTTGAGTCGTTCATGGCAGTTGGTGCTGACTACCACATTGGCGAACACCTGATGCGTCGTCTTGATGACATGGGATACGACAAGAATTTAAAGCAGAACCATATTGAGTACTTCCTTGAGAAGGGTCGAATGGTGTCTCTGCTGAATCCTCTTGCAATTATGCCAATGGATACGTTCCTGAGACGCTGGGCCACCAAAGCTCACTTCCAGAACTTTGTCAACGAAGCGTACAAACTGAAGGACGGCAAGCCTGCGCTAGTCGATACTTGGTGGCGTAAGAGTCGAACCCGTATGAAACAGATGGGTCTTAATGATGCTGAACTTGATCGAGTTATTAAAGCTCTCCAAGACCCTGATGTTATCCAAGTAAAGAAGGGCCTCTTGGGTCCATACAAAGTAATGGACGTTGACTTTACCAAGGTCAAAGACCAACAAGCATACGACATGCTGGCTATGGCAATCCGAAGAGGTGTGGACAGCACAGTTCAAAGGCAGAGCTTTGGCGAGCTTCCTTTATGGATGAGTACAAGCCTCATAGGAAAACTGCTGACTCAGTATCGAGTATTTGCTATTGCTTCTAGAGGTAAGCAGCTTGCTGCCGGTATTTCTAGAGCAGACGCTTCTGAAGCTGTGAATGTTATTGGATCAGCAGGTCTTGGATACTTAGGATTCCAGTTGCTGACTTACGGACGGGCGTTGACAAAACCAGAAAATGAAAGAGAAGCGTACCTCTTAGAAAACTCTGGATGGGAGATCGCATTAAAATCAGGATTTATGAGGTCTAGCTACTCAACTATTTTGCCAATGTTGGTAGATCCCGCTGCTAAAATAATGGGATTTGATCCGGTGTTTACCTCAAACATGAGAACAACCGGGTTAGGCATTAACGTCGTAGAGGGTGCTGTTCCGTGGGGCATGATTAAGAAAGTTGAGACAGCTTTAGAGGCTCTTGGAGACTCGCCTTACACCAAACGTGACGCTAAAGATCTAATGAGAATCTTGTGGTTCTTAAAGATTCCCGGCGTCGATCAAACGGTCAATCAAATGATCAACCGTAGCAACCTAGCCGAATCTGAAAGAATCAGGAGATAATTAAATGGCTGACAGCTTTGTAGACTTCGGCACGACCGGAGATCTGGATACCGATCAAATTGCGGGAACATTCGATAATCTGGCGTTGGATTATGTGTCTACCGCAGATTTCTACGCGATTGTAACTAATGGGACTACAGAAACAGAGGTTGCTTCTTCTGATCTAACAGTCACAACCTCTCCTACTCTTAAGTTAGTCATTGCGAACCCTTCTTCTACTTACAACATTGACGCTGACAGCATGGTCCGTATTGGAAGAAAAACGGGCATTGCTTCTCCTGAACGTGTGTATTCAGACGGGTCGGTCCTTAAAGCTAAAGACTTGAACGTATCTTTTAAGCAAGTTCTATTCGGCATTCAGGAACAGGTAGATGGCGGTCTAGGATCTATTCCTACAGACACCGACGGCAAATTGGACGCTGGAGGAAAGATTCTCAAGAATCTAGGCACTCCTGTAAATGGCAATGACGGAGTTACTAAGGACTATGTACTTGAAACGATTACCACAGGCACAGGCGAGCCTCAGAACTGGAGTTTCAACTTTAACGACCAAGCAACAAGCACGCCCGGAGATGCTTGGACAGTCAGCGGAAACGATTTGACTAGAGTTTTGACTAGTCCGGTTCCGGTGTCTTCTAATGACAACTTGTACCTAGTCGAAATAGGTGGCGTTCTTCAGGACCCAGATGACGCTTACAACATCACAGAAGTAGATGGGGTATACACCCTTACTGTTCTTGGAGCGAACGCTGATGGATATCAGGGCCAGAACATTTCTGTCAATCTGAGAAATTGGGGAACAGTCAGAAACGAACTTCTACAGCCTTTTAAACAGACCACAGATCTAAGCACTGACCACGCTTTGACTCTTCAGAACAAGTCTGAGTCTTCTCTAGGCGACCTTATTCATCTGAAGAAATCTGATGACTCTTTAATTAGCAAAATCGACTACACAGGAAAGTTGAGCATTCCTGAAGTATCCAGTGTGACGGGTGATTTGAAAGTCACCAGTAGTGTTGCCGTAAGAAACTCAGACGATTCTGCCGATGTCTTCAAAGTAGATAAAGACACAGAGAATACGACAGTAAGTGGAGCTTCTACTTTCACTGGGACTGCAACATTCAATGGAATTCTGAACGCAGTAGGAGGTCTTCAGAAAAACGGAGCGTCTATTCTCGGCATCAAGTCTATTATCACAAAGACATCAGGTCTGGGCGCACCCGGAACAACGAACTGGGTGATTCCTGAAGACGGTTTATATTTTATAGGACAGCAAATTAAGCTGATAAAAGAAACCACTAATTATGCGGAAGGCGATTACATTGTCATGCCGTATGCGTTTCCTATGTGGCACGATGCATCCGGCGTAACCGATAGTGAATCCGTATCACTTACTTTGCTAGTGAACACAGCGGATTCTGATGTCTCTAGGACAACGGAGTACGACGTAACTGGTAAGGAATCTGAGCTTGCTTTTCTGAAACCAAACATGATTCATTGGGGTGACTCAGATACAGGTCAATGGTTAGACGGAGACATCAATGGAGATGGGGACTCACAATCGGACTCTATACCTACTATTCGCATCACGGCTAGGAGGTCTAGTTTGCCGGTCATGGGCCTGTGGGTTTATCAAATCTCGGCAGCAGATGCCGCTCTTGACTCAATAACTTTTGATGTCGTTGTTTATAATTTTACAGGCACACCTTCATTAGTAGACACTTACGGAACAACTTTTATGGGATTCCTTCTAGGTTAGGTTTTTCAACGGAGCAATTAAATGGTAACCAAACTAAATTCACGAACCTCTACCGGGTTGGTTAAGACATCAGAAAAAGCTGACCCGACAGCCTTAGTCACTAGCAGTTCAAACTCTGGAAAAGTACTGTCTTTAACAGCAGAAGGGGCGATTCCAGCGGCTTATGCAACTGAGCTAAACACTGTGAGCTGGAAAGCTCAGTCAGCTGACCCGTCAAATCCCGCAGATCTAAAAGCAGTTATGTGGATGAGCGATGGGACGGGGGCAGGAGATGCTGGGGACTTTATGATCAAGTTGACAGGTCCGGGTGCAGTTGCCACAGCAACCTTCACGCTTACCGATAAGCCCAACGAAGAAGCAAGGCTGACTTTGATTGACAGCGATGGAACTACGGTCATCTTTGAGATTGATAATGAGAATAACGGAGCGATGACTGCAAACGCAACCTTCACTTTCTCAGACAAACCAAATGAAGGTTCTACAATCAATCTGGTAGATAGTGACGGAACCTCGGTTACATTTGAGATTGATAATGAGAATAACGGCGTAGCTTCTCCAAATATCGCAGTTAATGGAATTGCCGCAGCTGGCGGAGGTGCAACCGGAACTGCCGCAGACCTTGTCGCAAAGATCAATGCTCAATCAACCTTGGATATCGTTGCAACTAACCCCTCAACAGGCAAGGTTGTGTTGAAGCAGGGAACAGTGGGAACCGCCGGTAATACCACAATCACGTTGAATAATGCGACACATTGGAACACATGTACCAGTGTCAATGTCCCCTCAGCCTTTATAGACGGAGCAACTGTAGTTCTCCTGAACGGAATTGCGGGAGCCGGTGGAGGTGCTGCGGGAACCCGTGCAGATCTAATTGCAAAGATCAACGCTCAATCTGAGTTGGATATTGTGGCTTCAAACCCCTCAGGTAACACGGTACTTTTGACTCAAGGAACTGGAGGAACTGGAGGTAACACAACAATTACCCCCTACCCCAAAGCCAACTGGGATGCCGCCTGTAGCGTCAACGTGCCCACAGCGTTCACAAGTGGTGCTGCGGGGACTACAAAGACGGCTACAATCGTTGACTGGTCAGGAGTCTAGTGAGTAATGGACAACGAAATACTGATTGCACTGGGACGGCTAGAGGGCAAGGTAGATGCCTTGATAACCCGACAGGCTGTTCACGATGAAGAACTAGCGATGCACGACAAACGTCTTAGAGACCTAGAGCAGTCCAAGGCTTGGATGCTGGGGGCCGCAGCGGTCCTTGGTGCTATGGGAGCGTTTATCGTGAACTTCATTGGAGGTAAATATGGCGGATAAGATTCTGCAAGACTTGTTTAATGCGGTAGCTGACGACCTGCTTCGCAAGATCCAAAGCGGTGAGGCAACTGCTGCGGAACTGAGCGTGGCTAGGGCGTTCCTTAAAGACAACGGCATTGATGCAACCCCCGGACAGAGCGAGCCTCTGAAGAATCTGGTGGACTCCTTGCCGTTTGACGTAGATGTTGCATGATCCCTGAAGCAATCAAAGACTTCAGGAATTTCCTATATCTGGCTTGGGACCACCTTGGTCTGCCAGACCCTACTCCTATTCAGTATGACATTGCAGAGTTCCTACAGAACGGCCCGAAACGTAGAGTGATTCAGGCGTTCCGTGGGGTTGGCAAGTCTTGGATCACTAGTGCCTATGTGTGCCACCAGCTTCTACTGGATCCCAGTAAGAATATCTTGGTGGTATCTGCTTCTAAACAGCGTTCAGACGACTTCAGCACCTTTACCCTGCGTCTTATCTCTGAGATGCCGATGCTGAACCACCTGATACCTAATGAGAACCAGAGAAACAGTAAGATCGCCTTTGATGTAGGCCCTGCTCCGGCCTCACATGCTCCTTCGGTGGTCTCAAAGGGCATCACTAGCCAGATCACGGGGTCCCGAGCCGATCTTATCGTGGCAGATGACATTGAAAGTTTGAATAACTCGGCTACCCAGACCATGAGGGACAAGTTGAGTGAAGCCATCAAGGAATTTGATGCGGTCCTGAAGCCTGATGGGAACATTGTGGTGCTGGGGACCCCTCAAACGGAATCCAGTTTGTATTCAGTTCTCCCAGAACGTGGGTTTATCCCCCGAATCTGGCCTTCGAGATACCCCACCGTTCCCCAAAGAAAGGGATATGGCGACTGGTTGGCTCCAAAGATCGCTGAAGAGATCGAACAAGACCCAGATATCGTTTCACAGCCTACTGATCCAAAGAGATTTGACTCTGAAGACCTGATGGAGCGTGAAGCGTCCTATGGACGAACCGGATTTGCTCTCCAGTTCATGCTGGATGCCAGCCTGAGCGACATGGACAGGTATCCTTTGAAGCTGTCGGATCTGGTGGTCATGTCTCTAAATCCTCGTCAGGGGCCACAGAAGCCCGTCTGGGCGGCTTCAGCGGACAACATGATCAACGACCTGCCTAATGTGGGACTGCCGGGAGATCGCTTCTACGGGCCTCTGACGCTAGGTGGGGAGCCTTGGGCTGATTACACCGGATCTGTGATGAGCATCGACCCCAGCGGGCGGGGACAAGATGAAACGGCTTATGCCGTGGTCAAGATGCTTAATGGATTCTTATTTGTTACTGATGCGGGAGGGCTGCCCGGAGGGTACTCCGAGGACACCCTGAAGCGTCTGGCGATGATTGCCAAGGAGCAAGAGGTCAACCTGATCCGGGTGGAGGCCAACTTTGGAGATGGCATGTTCACCCAGCTTCTGAAGCCCATCCTGAACAAGATCCACAGGGTGTCGATTGAAGAGGTCAAGCACAGCATCCAGAAGGAACGCCGGATCATAGACACCTTGGAACCTCCTATTTCAAGCCACAGGCTGGTTGTAGATCGCAAGGTGATTGAAAAAGATTACGACAGCACCCGAAGCCTGCCTCCAGAGAAGGCCCTCAGGTATCAGTTGATCTACCAGATGAGCCGCCTGACCCGCCAGAAGGGGTCTCTGGCCCATGACGACCGCCTAGATGCCCTGTCGATGGCTGTGGCTTACTGGGTGGAGCAAATGGCTCAGGACGCAGACAAGGCCATATCCAACAGGAAAGAGGAAAAACTAAGGGCTGAACTAGAGAAATTCATGGAAGGAGCCGTGGGACGTAAACCAAGGCCCATGAACTGGTTCTGAATACCGTGGCTATTAGGGTGACTAAGTGGGTAATGAAGCATTACTCGGGGCCGATAGTCTCAGAGGGACTCAGGTAAAGACCAATCCTTCTGTAGGTTCCCCCTGTTCTCCCAAACTCTTGGGGGGGTAGGGGGGGCCTCCAGAACTCGAAGGATCTTGGTAAAGCCCTATTGGGGCTATATTTAGAGTCTATAGAGTCTATAGAGATGGTTCTTTTACTCTTTACAGAAAGAAACACAGATGAGCAGAGAGAATTTGAATGAAAATTGCTGTGGTGATCCGCAGGATTGTTCGCACTTTGAAGAAGGAACCTGTCCAGAGATCAAAAAAGATTGATGACTGGACGCTTAAGCCTTGGGTAGACAGACCTAAGGAAGATAAGAATGAATTGGAATGGAGAGATTAAATGTGTAACGCTAATACGGCAGGGCTTAATATCCCTTTTACTCCTCCTGCCAACACGCCTAACCTTCTTCCTAGTTTAAAGCGTAAGCCTGTCAGAATCCCCACGCTTCCGACGCCCGGAAATCCTTATGGTGTCCCCGGTGGTGTGCCTCCTTTGGATCTCTCTCCTCCTACAGGCCCTGCAACCCCCGGCCCTACGCTTCCGAAGCCTCAAGCAAAGCCTAGAAAGCCGTCGCCGTTCCAGTTGTGGACTGATCCATATGAAGGAACGTCAGATGCCGGACGATATCCGGGGCTGTTTGGCGGAGTTAAGACAAAAGACTTTCTTACTATTTAGGGACGAATAAGAATGCCCAACAAACCTACATCTAGCCGGGATTATGCCAAGGAATATAGAGACTTCCACGGCAAGCCTGAAGAGATCAAACGCAGATCTATGCGTAACAAGGCTAGACGTAAGAAGGGCCTGAAGAAAGGCGACCCTAGAGAAGTAGACCATAAACGCCCCCTGAGTAGGGGAGGCGGAAATAGCAGAAAGAACCTGACGATTAAGAGTCGATCAGCAAACAGAAAGAAGGGTGATAAAGATGTCCGGTAGAGGTGGCGGCGGTGATGGAATTGGAAGCGATACACAGACTGCTCATGAAATCCGAGGCAAACGGAACCGAGCAACAGGCGGCGGACTTCAGTATAAACCGCGAAGGCCCCGTAAACCGGGAAGAGCAGGCAGACAGGGAAACCTTATGGGCTACCAAACACTACTGAGCCGTCAGTCTCTTATGATCCTTATGAAGTGATGCATAAAGTCATAGTTAGTTGGGTAGATATCTCTAGCTACGACGGAGCTTGGATGGATCTAGACGAAGCAGAGCAGTTCAAGCCTATTGCAGTTGAAACTTGTGGTTGGATGATTAAAGAGACCCCTGAATATGTTGTCATTGCTTCTACTGTGTCTTTTGAGAAAGATAACAAGGTAACAGGCAGTGTTAATGCCATCCCTAGAGGGTGCATTGTCTGTGTAAACAACCTTGAAGCTCCCTTCTGATGGTCAGGATATTTAGAAGAGAAAATCTGAGAGCCTAAGAAAGGGGTGGTCGGCTGGCGATTCCCCCCATGCCCCCGGTCGGATTGGCTGGATTTCTTAATGACAATGGATTGCCAATAGGAGATCAGGCACAAGGCCGGGCACGATGGCCACGATACCTCTATGCTGCTGGCCTCCATGACGGACACAGGATCCGACATGATGATGGGCGGACGGTTTGACCGTTTCAGCTGTAGCAAGTTGCAACGGCCTGTGCGTCCATCGGGGCGTTTATGTGCCGCCATAAACCCTTGGCATCTAAAGACTTACAGCGGCCCTCCTGAGATACCCTTCAGAGGCCCTAGGATCCATTCTAAGAGCATCCATATTTGGATGGGCTAGGGCCCTCGGAAACTGTTCAACGCGTTTTGGGCTTAACCCATTGTGAATCAACAGTTTACATGTGGATAAGTCATAACCTGTTGAGCTGTCTATGGTTATGGCTTGAGATGGCTTGAGATCGGGCAGGATGATCACTTTCATATTTAGTTGTTGACAGACTCAAGTAAATATGCATAATGGTCGATATAGACACAGGCGACGGGAGCCGTCGGTTCC